AGGCTAAACCGTATTTAGTTATTAACAGGATAATCATATTACTTTGTTCCCTGGTAAATGTATTTGACTTGCCCAAAGGATGTTTAATTGCATTTAAGTCAATGGCAGTGCCGGATGAATGATTGCTTAATACCTTGTCTGATCCCCTGGTCATGCGGAACGCATAACCCCAATCATCTAATTGGCCTTGATCAATGGGTTCTACTAACTCATGAAATTCTTTAGCAAAATTAACAAGTAAGGGTGCAACGGCTTTGGCACATGCAAATTTAATTTTTGTACCTGGTACTGTAAAAGATTCAATGCCTAATGCCTTACGATCCTCACTAGCCGGCCATTCATTAGGGCTAGTGAGTTCTCTGATCGTTGCCATTATTTACATGCTTATGAAAGCAATAACCGGGCTTCTTCTTGGGTTATGCCTAACTTTTTTAACAAGGCAGATTTGGCTGTTGCATCAGCCGCCTTTTGTGCTTCTTCTTCTGCCTTTTGTTCAGCGTATTGTTTTGCCATAACTTCACGCTCTGCAATTTCCTCAGCCGTTAATGCAATCTCTTGCACCTCACCTGTTGAGCAATCTACTACGATTTTATTTGTCATTGTTTTCCTTTCGTTATGCGTTAGATATTCCATATAGATAAGCGGTTGAGTATTGTCCTATATTGTGTCCACCATTATCCGCAAAACTTAATGAAGTTATAGCGGCACTATTTGACCACAGGTTTGCTGATAAATAATGAAAAAAACCAGTAGTAGCATTTTGCTCAGTAGTTGCATCAACTGAAATTGATTTATTATTGCTACCAGCATAATTAGGTATGTATATTTCGCAATTAGAAAAAGTAGAAGTGGTACTACCGTTACGGTTAATGACTGCTACAGACCTAGGCACATTACTATCGCTTGAAACGCTACCACCATTATTTATTAAATATCTATGAGTAAAATCACTTGTAGAACTATTGATGGTAACATCTATTAAATCTGCACCTGCCGCACCGCTCTCACATCTTAAAGACATTTTGACTAATAAATCTGTATAGGTAGCAGGTATAGAAGTAAATCCTATTGTAGCCGCACCGCCACTACCAACCGTAACACTAGAGATTAAAGTATATGTATTAGCCATTATTCCGCCTTAATTCCGTAGAGTGTAAAGGTTGAGCCAACTTCCCAATTATTAGTATCCATAAAAATTGTAATAGAAGTTATAGCAGCAGTTGAACGCCATAATCCTACTACCGCATCAACACCTAAAGCAGCGTTATTACTTCTTGCTAAAAATGTTTTATAGGTTGTTGAGTTAGAATAATTATTAATATTAATTATATTAATGTTTCTACCAGTAGCGGAAACCCTAGAATAAGCATCAAATCTAAAATATGTTTGGCTTGTGTTCCTTCCCGAATCGGTAATAGAACCATCACCACTTAAATAAGTACGGCTATAATTTAAACCTGTATCACCATTTACTTGCAGGCTTTCATAAACATTGGCCGCAGTGCTGTTCCCAGAAGTTACTAGAACTAAATCTGTATAGGTTGCTGGAATAGAACTAAAAGTAATTGTTGCCGCCGCACTACTTAAAGTATTAGTCGCTATCTTTTCATATGTTGATGCCATTATGACCCCTTAATTCCGTATAGGGCGAATTGGGTGTACTGAATAAAATCAATTCCAGTTTCTACCACAAGTTTTATAGAAGTAATCGCATTTGTATTTTGCCATAATCCTGAAGTAAGACCTACCACACCGCCAAAAGTTGCAACAGTGCCATTAACATCAACACCTGCTAAAAGTCTAACTGTCTTATATTTATTAATATTGGCGTAATCTAAAATATCTAAAACTGATGCACCAACATTGCCAGCACCAGGGCCATTATTAGTACCAACGCTATCGCCAAATTGAATATAATTTTGTGAGGTACTAGCATTTGCATAAGCACTAGCACCATCACCTAAAAGTCTATGAGAAGCATAATTGGCACCTGTATCTGAATTAAAGGTTAATCTAATTGTATCTGCGCCATAAGTTGCTCTATTTGCTCTAGCAATACCTCTTATTTGTAAATGTGTATAGGTAGCAGGTATTGAAGTAAATTCAACATTAGCAGCACCACCTGAGCCAACGGTTACGATTGCAATTGATTCATAACTACCGCCGCCACCGGCCGCCGCACCACCGCTATCTAATATCCCAAGAATTAAAGACATTAGGCAATGCCACCAACGATATACCAGGAATCGGTACTAACTTTAATTAAACTTGCGGCTTTAAATTGACTTGTAATCGTTGGGTTAGTGGATACTGCACCACTTGAAGCAATAGTTACACCTGCACCCTGTGTAATAGATACTGTGCCGGCTGATCCAATTTTAATAACATTAACTACTGATCCAGTAGTCATTGCCACGCTTGAATAAGGTGGCACTGTAATTGTGGTTGTACCTGTATTTGAATAAGTAATAAGTTTATTGTCGGCATCTGTTAGCACCAAAGTATCTGATGTAGCGGTTACTGCTCTAACGCTTAAGTTGGCGATAGAGTTCATTTGAGCCGCCGTTAAAACTTGACCAACGGAAAAGGTTGCCATTTATCTATACTCCCTAATAAGCCAAAGAATCTTCATCTAAAATTCCATCAACGGTAGAGTCTAGCAAAAAACCTGACGCAAAGGGTATCGCGCAAGTAAAAGTTACCAAAAAAGATTTTGGTGTTATCTCATAGGTAAGGCCTGCAATTACGCTATCTGTAACCACATTTCCTGCCGGCAATGTTTGAGTAACTTGGATTGGATCAAACATATCTAAATTCAAAGCGGCTACTACCCGGCTTGGATCATTCTCACCATAGGCATCAACTGTTAATGAATTAAGTTGGATGTCCACACCTTGTTCTTTTCGGGATGCAATAATCATTTGTGCTTGATTTAACGCATCTGCCTGTGTCTGCATAATGCCATTTCTTACCCGACTATGCTGAAAATAATCCTCAATACTGGCCGTATCGCTTGCGGTTGAACCACTTAACCCTGTTGGCGTTACAGTTACTTTGTTAATCATTTGATAATCTGAAATATCAAATTCAACTGCCTGATAGGTAACATCACCTGATCCTGGTACATCACTAAACTCAGTTAATGTGCCACCTGATGCAACTATGATGTCATTGCGTGATAAGAATTTTGCGTAACCGCGTTGATCCATATAGAACGCGCCCAGGTCTGTACCTTCTACCACCTGACACGCACCTAATAATGATCTTGATGATCCATCATCTACCTGAACTGTTGTAGTTGCAGTAGTTGAAATATCACGCATACCACCTGGCCATTCCCCGGCATCCAACAAACTTGTAATTCTTTGTGCGGTAGTTTGTCCACTGCTACCACCACTAACAGATGTAATAGTTGTTAAATTAAGTAACTGAAATCCATCTACGCAAGATAAGGTTACATAGGCTGGATCAAATCCAGTAGGGCTTTGATAATTCCATTCCTGTACATACATAGAACCTAAGTTATATGTTGTTCCTGCATATTCAGCCGTAAAGCGAACCTTACGCATAGGTTTAATCTTGCCGTATAAACTAGAACCGGTATTGGCTGGATTAAATTCACCTGTTTCATCCACAAATGTAATGCGTGCCGTGCCACCTGTAAATGAATCTGATGATCTATTAAATGCACGGCGAATATAACATTGAGTTACTAAAGATGTTATATCAAATATATCTGCCGCCGCCGTACCCAATACCGCAGAATCTAACGGTGTTGCAGGATCATCTAAAATTAAGGCAGGATCAAAACTTGCACCACTTGAAAAATCAATTTCGGCCTTAAATATTGCGGCTGGCATTATCTTCCTAAATTAGTTAATTGAGTTACTGCACCTGATCTATTCAAGTTATACAAAGCATCCTGAATTACAGATTGTAATTGGCCTTCTGATATAACTGATCCGGCTACATTTATATTAACGGTAGTACCCATGCCACCCATTTTATCTAATGGTATAACCGCTTCTGCACCGGCTTCACCAATCATTGCAAGTGTAGGGCTATTAACAATTCCACCTTCTGCCATTAGTGGTATGCCAAGCCTTGCCGCACCACTTTCCTTATATCTTTCAGCCGTAATATCTGCGGCTGTCATTCCTTTGTAACCAACTGTGCCGACTAATTTTTTTCCTAAATCTGTAAAATAACCGGGATCAAACATATCTTTGGCCGGTTCAGTATCATCTGTTCCTTTTTTCTTTTTATTTATTTCATCAAGTAATGCCAACATTTTGCGTAGTTCATCATTAGCCTTAAATAAAACTCCTAAATAAAGTAAAACTTCGGCAGTAGTGATACCCCATTTTTTAGCCAACATTTCAACTTCGGCAGTAGTGATTTGCCCATCCTCAATAACCTTTAATACATCAGCGTATCTTGCGGCTTCATCAACTGCGGCTTTTGTACCATCTGCTAACTTCTGCAATAGTTTTACACGCAACTCATCTTCACCGGATAATTTACGGCTAAGTGCAACTTGTAAATTGATTTTATCAATATCAAACATAGCGGCTAGTTCATTCTTCTTTTTATCTAATGCTTCTTGTGCGCGTTTTTCTGAAGTTAATTTTTTCTCTCTAGCCAAATTGTCTGCCTGTATTTTCTTTAACATTTCGGCATAGGTTAATTGTTTCTTTTGGCTTTTGCGTTGATATTCTAACGCATCAATTTCTAATAATAATAAACCTACATAACCTTTTTCTTGCAGAAATCTTTGGTATCTTATATCATTACCGCGTTTTTCTATTTCTTGTAATGTTGTACTTTCCCCTATTAAGGTTTCCATAAAAATAAGAATTGAATCTATGGCGGCTTGACCTAAACCTTTTGAAAAGAATCCAACATTTATATCAGCCAATTGTGTTGCGGCTTTTTCTAATTTTACGCCAAACACATCTAAGTTATCTGATCCAATTGCTATAAAAGATGCGGCAGTTAAAAATCCCTCTCCCAAAGTTTCGGTAGCCTGACCTGCACTAATCTGAAATGATTTTAATTTGCCTGCAAATGAGTTTGTTTGTTCTTCGGCTGATCCGGCATATTTATCTAAATTTTGCATTAACTTTACAAAGCCCATTGATTTTACTTCTGCGGCTGTAAATCCAATACCAAGATTGGTTATAGATTTGTAATTACCTATTGCCGCTTTGTTTATAGCATCAAGTACCATATTTAAATCAGCACCAGTACCGGCTGATATATCTAATGATTTACTTAATAATGTTTGTGATATATCTAAGTCACCGGTTTGAGCAATAAGTTGGCGTAGGGCTGGTACTAATTGATCTTCTGTAATGTTTGTAGCGCGTTGTAAATCGGCTATAAATGTTTTGACACTGGGTAGTTCAAACTCTTGCCCAATACTTCTTAAAGTTAATTGTAATTGCTTATCTAATCTTTCCTGGGCTAAAGCCGCTTGAATAGAATTTTTTGTAAATATGGCTAAACCTGCGGCAGCGGCTATCCCGCCGGCTTTGGCAAAAGCCTTTAATCTAAATGATCCAGTTGCAACTACCTTGTCAAAACCCTTTAATTCTTTTGTTGCACGCTCTAGGCCTTTTTTATCAAACTTAGTAAGGAAGTTAATTGCAACATACTGACTTAATGCCATGTTTAACCCCTAAATTTTTCGCCTAGATATTTTTTAAGCACACCGTATAGATTATCATTTACTTGCCCACCTAATTGTTGTGATGCCCTGTAAATCAATCTTTTTTCTTTATACGCACCTGAACTAGCAGTACCTTGTAATTTACCAATAAAAGATTCACTAGCATTAAGGTTACGACTTATACGCCTAGTTTTACTTCTTGATTTTGATGTACCAAATCCTGCTAACTCATAAATTATACCTGGTACAGATTTGTTAATTACGGCTAATGCAGTTACAGAAAATGTAGTGCCTTTTACTCTTTGAACTTTAGTTTTAGCCGAACTAACTCTTATGCCGCGTATAACTTCTGTTTGCGACCACTTCCAACGGCTTCTTTTACTTTCGCCAAAAGTTCTACCCCTATGTGCTTGATCATTAGCCCATCCCCATGCAGGTGGGTATGAAGGTTCAACATCACGCCATCCTGGAAATGGTGAAAATGGTACAAAACTTTGTGCCAATTTTGCAACAGGTTTTACAGCCTTAGTTAATTCCCTTCTAAATTCTTTATGTAAATCAGGTTCTATCTTTTTCATAGTCGCTAATAGTTCATCTAAATTTTCAACATAGATGGAAGGCACTGCGGCTAATGATCTAGTACGCCCAGGCAATCCTGCATACTTAGGTTGCATTATTTCCGCCTAACTGTTGCCTTCTTGTTGTTGTAATAGCGTTCTTGCAAGATGGCTTTAATTGCTGAATAAATCGCTGGATCAACCTCTAATAAATCTTTAGGGCTGATTCCGGTACTTACCGCCACAGATGCGATTTCGTAAATTTGGCCGTGGCGGTCTATCCATTTTTTGAATCATAAACCAAATCAATATCTGAATATTGATTGATGTAATCATCACCAAAGGCTAGATCAGTTTTACCGGCATCTTTTTCTAAACGCCAGCCGAACCACCACAAATCCGATTCCATTTGTAGTTCGCCTAATCTCTTACGCCAACCTGTTTTAAATTCGGCTTCAAAGGCCACCTTTGCAGACGGCGTAAGATCATAGGTTACTTTTTTACCATCTTTTTTAACAATCTCAATCTTGTGCATTGTCCCACCCTTTCATTATTACGCGCTAGTTGATTTTGTTAATGCCGTTACAGGAAGCGAAACGCTAACTGATGCCACTGCATCAACAGCACCGTTAATAGGTGTCCATGATGAGATAAGGCATGACATTGTGTAACTTGGATTGGTTGAAGATACAGTACCGGATACTGGAATTAACTTGATGTTAAGTTTTGTACCTAGTGCATCTTCAAACAATGAGTTTACAGATGATGAGGCAAAATCATTGTAGAGTTCTAGATTAAGCGTAGGTCGCTCAATTCCACCAATCATGTTCTGAACGGTATCGTTCATTGCAGTGATTTCTACTTGATCAATCTCGCGTGCAAGGCTGACGGTGCTGACAAAACTAGTAATCGTAGTTGTACCAGCGACAACGGCAACTTTATTACCCATAAATATGGCCATATTTTTCCTTTCGTACTAACCTATCAACTCTACTGAATATTGATAACTTAGGTAATCAATATTAGCGGATGTTATTGTTCCAGGGCTTGCAGACACAACCCTGAGTGTTTGTACAGCACCACCTAAAGTTTTATCAACTTCAACGGCGGCTTTAATTGAAGTTGAACCGGATGAAGCAAGTAGCCCATCCAATCTTTCCTGCCCATTTCTTTCACTCATTCTACCCACTACTACAATGATCTGACATGATGCAGAATCAAAACCTCTATTTAATGTGTAATCATAATTCATAGATAATTGACCAACTATTGCAAAAGCATTGTTGGTTGGTATGTTTGTAGAATCAGGCACATAATCAAATACACGCATACCGCTAATTGTTTGCAGTGCAGTTTTTAGATTATCTCTAACTGTACTGGGATTCATGCAATAACTTCTTTTTTGTACGCTCTGACCATTGCGGTTACATCTCTACCAATTGGCGACATTCTTACAACACCTAAATCACCTAATCCTAAGATTCCACCGGGGGCATCTTTACGCTTGTATAGGTCGGCAGTTAAGATCAAACAAGCCATATTTATATCATCCGGCACTGACGGCCAACCCCATCTTGCAGTTACCTGTACGCCTGGGCGTAATCCATTTGATGTTAGGCCTGGAAATATCGGCCAAGTTTCAGTATTAGATACCATTGTTAATTGCGTAAAAGGCCTATTCAAAGATTGTGAAGTTAATGGGTCTAAAATGTAATCTGTGTTTAATGTTAATGTTTTGGAATATGTGCCGTTACCATTTTCATCTATCGCTACAACTAAATTACTTGTAGTTCCAATATCATCTACAAAAACAAAAATGTTAGAGTATGCACGGTAAAGCCGTGCTGATGCGGTGGCATCTAAATAAAATCTGCGGTTAGCAATCCGATCAATTGACCTAGATGCTGATTCAACTAAATTTTCTAAAAGATCATTATCGGTATTGTCTGAAATAGACATATAACCTTTGATCTCAGCCAGTGTTGCATATCCATTTGTTATAGCCATGATTGGTATCCAAATCCTGTATCGCCCTGGGACATTAGACAAACTCCATTCTTTAAATACCAATCATAGTTAGAATCCAGGCCACAGGAAGGGTTGCGGCCTGGAAACTTATATTGCTTAGAAGGATGGTGCGGCTAAGCCTGTACCGTTGATCTGAGCAATTGCGCCTGGGTAGCGAAGTGATGTAAAGGCTGACATACCAAACATAACAATGTTGATTGCAACCTTACCATTTGGTTCTTCAAACTTAACATAAGTTGGTGAACCGGCTTCTTCCCAAAGATGACACTCATTAAGATCAACCACAAAGATTGTATCTTGATTTGTGCTTGTACCAATATTTGTTGCAATGTTCGCATCAGTAATAATTGGTAATCCAAGAATTGAATAACCGCTATTGCCGTATTGTGGTGTTCCATTGCCTGTTCCAATTGCGTTCATTGGATTGTAAGCGTTTGGTACTACAAGTGGGCGATTTGAACCATCTACTCCAGCCAATAGGAAACCTAAGCGGCGTGGGTGCATGATAATTGCATTTGGATTAGCATAAATTGTAGATTGAATTTGTTGGATGCTATCCGCAATCTTAGGATACAAACCGGCAACTGTACCTGTGGTCGCTGTGTAAGTAACCAAGATTCCTGTTGTCATGCTCTTTAGACCTAATGGTTGCCCATTTGATCCTGATCCATTTAGAAGCGCATCATCAAGTTTTGTGTGATAAGCGCGTAACAAGTCTGCTAATACAATGTTTTCAATGTTGTATCCGCGTAGTAATGCTTGCTTTGAGATGCTGTTTTGTCCAGCAATTGTGTTCACATTTACTGTGAGTGTTGTGTCATCAGGATCAGTGCTTACTGCGGCAGTGTTCTCTGATGTTTGATATGCAACGGCAGTACCAGTTGTAATACGGCTAATAACCACTGACATACCTTGTGCAGGTAGTGGATGCTTGCGTGCGGCATCAGCGAACGGCCTACCGGCGCGTGCTAATGGTGCATACAGATCAACTAAATATTGTGGTACTACAAGGCCTGCAAAATTGCCTGAATCTGATGCACGCTTTTCAACTGCCATCTCTTTTTGGTGGCGTTGAATACGCTCTGATGCTTCATAGTCATTTGCGAATTGTGCTTTTAGCGCATCACCTAAGAATTTATCTGCGGTGCGCTCTGAATAAGTTAGTTCTTCGCGTGTAACACTGAAGCCACCTGCGCGAACTTCCTTCTTTGTTTCAATGTTCGCATCAACCTTAGCCGCTAATTCAGCCGCCTTTTGATTGCGAATTTCAATATCTGACATTTGCTCAATTCTTTCATCTAACTTTTTGATTTCTAAATTGAGGGCTTCAACATTAGCCAACTCAATTTCTGATAGATCGCGTGCTTCTTCTGCGGCGCGGTCTAAAGTTGATTGAATGAGTGATGTCTTTGATTCGCGCTTCTCGCGTAGAGAAGCAAGAAATGTATTTGACATAGTTCTCCTATTAGTAGTTTTTGTAGTGAGAAGGTGTAACGCGCCGACAAGCGGGGTTAGGTGTTCTACGACTTGTTATTATTATATCTCTTTTTTTAATTCTTTTAGTATTTCTAACGCTGTGTTAAATCTTGTTTTATCATCAAATCTGTTTTGATTTGCAATTTTCTCTGACCATGATTTACCGGCATCCCCACCCCACAATGCCCAGGCAATGCGACCATTAGAAGGATAACCATCTTCACCTGGGCTAAAACCTTCAGCCTTTTTATCTACTTCATGGCGTGCAAAAAAAGATACCATGCGGTTTATTGTTTCTAAAGGCAAGTTTTTGCCACCTGCAATATCTCTAGCCCTAGCAATACCTATCTCAGTGCCACCTCTGCCAAACTCTCTGCGCCAATCAAGTCCTCTTTGTGCCTCTGTTTTCATTGCGGTTGTAGGCGTAAAACTCTCGGCTCTATTTTGATTTTGCATTGCCCACCTGTTGCAATAATAATCGGCCTGCACATTATCATCCCATAGATCACAATAGCCTGCTTTGTAAAAATAACAATTAGCACAATTACGACCTTCAGGCACATCATCACTAGATGCTGGTCTGTAATTATCAGGCAATTCCCTAGTGCCATACTCTGAAATGTTAATTGCAGTTAATTGATCTTCTGCCTGAGCCTGAGTTTTATGGCAACCTAATACTTCATTGGTTGCATCTTTAACAACTGCATAACCTTCGCAATCCGGATGATTACTTACTACGCTGTATGGCATTTAATATTTTCCTTGCTTCATCTAGTCTAGGTGTTAATTGTGGTTGGCCTTCACGCATCCCTGTGATAGCGGCTAATTCGCCATAAGCACCAAAAGTAACAAGCGATACTTCTGCTAAATGTGCTTTAAGCCTTTCCATTACGCCATCCGGCCTTTTTCTGTTTTTAATTGGCATAAAGCCAACAGATAATTGATCCAATGCCCCATCTTTAACTAACTCTAACGCTTCATCACCTTCACGCGTTTTTGAGATTTTGAACTCAGCATAAAGCCCATCATCTGTTTCCCTTAATAATGTGGCACGGCCTAAAACATTATTCTCGCCATGACCTCTAAGAAGTTTAACCCGGTGCGGTGCTTTAATTACTTCTGAAAAAACACCTTTTCTAAAAACTTCAATCATGGTGCTAGTAATGCGCTGTTCTTTGTTGTAAGGCACGGCAATACCAAAAATGGTACGGCCATCACTATTGGCACGCAACTCTAAATTAACAGAGTAATTTCTATTTTCCATTTTTTCATCAGGCATAGTTATTATCCTCTACTGTATCTTCTACATCATCTTGTAATGAAGTTTCAACTTCAGGGTTTATATCTTCTTCTTCGTGATCCATAGGATCAAGGTTTTCATAATCTCTTACTTCATCAACAGTTAAAAAGCCATTAGATAACGCAACTGCATAAGCATCATATCTACTTGCCGTATCTGTTTTTAATAATGATTCATATTCAAAGGCGGCTATTTGACCGCGAACAAGTAAATCAGAAAAGGCCGCTTCTATTCTTTCGGCTATTGGTTGTATTGACCATTTAACCAATTGTAAATTTTCTTGTTCAACATTTGAGTAAGTACGGCTAGAATTAGGTGAACCTAAAAAGTACGGTGGCAATCCTAAAATATTTGCCGCTTCTGTAAGTCCGGCTGTTTGTGCTTCTACTAATTGTGATTCTGCCGCATTGCTACTTAACACTTCAAAATCAGTTGTTGAGTTCATTACAACAGGTGATCTATTGCGTGATGAATACATTGCCATCCAAGCGTTTTTCAGTGCATCCGCTTCTTCCTGAGTTAGATCAGGATTAGCAGATTTAATAACGGCGGTAGGATTCACGCCACCATCAAAGTATCTTGATGCGTACTCATTTATAGCAATCTCTTTACCTAGTGCTTGTTTGGCTACGGCAAGAATACCCTTACCAACTAAATCACCTGGCATTGTAAAATTCTTAATGTGCATAATCTCTGATTGATCATAAGATTTTTCATCAATCTTGTAAGTGATGCGGCCATTTGCTTTTGATACTTCAACGCGATCCGGTGATACAGGATAAATTGAATCAGGTAATCCATTAGCACCTGGTTCACCTAATACTGCAATGTAATTACCATGAACAATTAAAGCGGCGGCCATTGCGCTAATTGTTTCCATTCTTGTTTCATTTGGTACTGGTCGCATTAGTATTTGTGGCGTTGGTACTACCTTGCGCTTGTTGCGATATGCACAAAGTGGCAACGCACCAATAGCATCACTAATTAAAGTTATGCCGCGATAAATGGCAGGTATTCCCAACGCGGTATTTTGATCTACATAAGTACCTGCCCAGTTACCTTCAAAGAATCGGCCAACGCGACCTAAAGAATCAATATACCCTTGTGAGGTATAAACCATTGATGGCTGTATTTGTCTTTTGAGCAATCGGCCTAGCATTATTTACCTCTGTTTTCCAAAGCAATACCAAATAAAACTAAAAACACACCTGATAATATTACTGCCACTACCGGGTAAAATGTTGCGACACCTGCAACTATTAGAAAAGAACCTACAACTTGTAAAACTGATGGTAAGTATTTCATTAGTATATTTTACTCCTTGCAACCGGCTGATCTTCTATTTTTGTTACCACTCCATACCGTGCCAGTGTAACGGCTACAAGTGGTGTTATGTTAGTTGTGCTTTGGCGATTCCATGCCCAGGAATCACCTAACGGCCTTTTGGTTGAACCTAATATGGCTGATCTTAAATTTGGATCATCTAAGTGGCATATTGTTTTTGCTTGTACTGCATCATAAAAAGAACCACATGCCATAGCGTAATCGCGTAGGTGGATAGACATAACTCCAATGTTTTGTTTTTCTAATTCGGAAATTAGGGATGCTGCAGGTGATCCTGTATCAATTACTACCTTAGTGTTATATCTCTTACATAACTCAACTAAGCGTGGCAATACCCATGATGTACCTTCTTTAGATTCTATTAACTCTAAAGGCGTAAAATCTCTTACAAGCCCGGATGCGCCTATTGATGCCCGATCACGCTCACGCGATATATCAACGCCAAACACTATTTGATTGCCAATTGTAATATCGGTTCTAGCCAATGAATCCCATAGTTCGGTGTTGATAACCTGTACGGCATCCCTAGATGGCCAAACATTCAACCATTCCTTTGTAAATATCTCAGGGCTATTAGTTGCCGCCGCTTCTTTAACCGCATCTAGCAAAACACCCTTTTCTTCATGCAATGATGGAATTGCCTGATACCAAACATCTTGATCCAGGTAATCAAAATCATCTTCGCTAGGACACCATTCAAACCATGCAAGTTTGTTTTGTGGTTCTGCAATTTCCCTATGACCCATTTCCCGGTAATGCTCTAATAACTCAGATTGGTTAGGCCTACCTGCATTAGATAGAATCCATAACTGCCCATTACGCTTTGTTGCAAGGGTTGGTTGTAAATTAGCAATCAGTGATAGCGGATGGGTTAATGCTTCATCAATAACCATTAAGTTCAAACTTAAACCGCGTGCGCCTTTGTCATTAGGTGTAACAATTCCATAGGTTGATCCATTACGCATGTAAATCTTTTCACTGCCATTAACTCTTGAAATCCTAGCAATGCGTTTTGAGAATTTAGGCGATAGTTGAAAACTTAATACATGTTCTTCCCATTTACCTTTAGCCATATTGCGATCCTGGGCAGTATAGGCAACATGCCTTTTAGGTTGCAGTAATTCATAAGCAATACGCGTTTCAATCAATTTTGACTTTCCATTTTGC